CGTGTCGTACCTCGCACAACGCCCATACAGGGCCGTAGAACTCGCCGAAGTGCTTGGCCTTAATATGCGTACCACCTACCGAATCTTAAGCGATTTACGGGCCTCAAATTGGCTTATCAAAGAAAACCTCACTTATTCAATTCAACCCAATCAAATCCAAAGCCAATGATGAAGGACTTTCCCGAATCTATTGAGGATGGCAAAAAATCCGAGGATTTGTTCATGTTTCTCTTTGCTAAAAAAAACGGGATACCATGCAAGCCATCAACCTACAAACAAAACACGGTTGAGCATATTGACTGTTTTTGTGGGGATTGGGCCTTTGATGTAAAGGGACAAAGGAGAAAGAAAAGAGAAAACGACGACTTTTGCGATGACCAAATACTTTTGGAAATTAAAGGAGTTGCAGGTTTTGATGGCTGGCTTTACGGCAAGGCCGAATACATCGCCTGGGAAACATCTGATTCCTTCCTTATCTTTAGAAGGCAAGACCTTGTAAATCACTACGAAGCCAACGAACATCTTTACGAAAAAATCAACCGTCCAAACAAAAAAGACCTTTTTGTATGGGTGCCATTTGACCATCTCAAAACAATTAAATTTTCAATTTTACCTAAACCCCAACCCATGAGCAACTATCAACCACAACCCAACACCTTCACCCTGTTCTCCAACGACAAAGGCGACAACCCGAAACGCCCCGACTACCGTGGGGACATCATTCTCCCCGACGGGACCAAGATGCGCCTGTCCGCATGGGTCAAGGAAGGGCAGAGCGGTAAGAAGTTCCTATCAGGCAAAGTTGAGCCGATGAACGAATCCCGCCCAGCCAACGCTTTTGAGCCACAGGCTGGAGATATGCCGTTTTAGTGTAACTTTGCCGAAGATTACATTTGCAATAAAGGCGGTTTGCTGAAGTAGAGGTCAGCAAGTCGTTTAGATAAAAGGGTTCCTCAACTAACCCTGCCCCGACTGCCTCTACCAGTTGGGGCTTTTTTTTACTCATGAAGCAAATATCATGGTTCAAGTTCTGCCCAGCCGATTGGATGATGGGCCGAATATCCCGCCAACCCGCCGAAGTGCAGGTGGCCTTCATCCGACTCTGCTGCGTCTATTGGAATGCAGAATGTGAGATGTCAACCGACCACGCCGAACTGGAAGCCGATGGGCATCTTGAACGGTTACTCCAAACCCGCTTGGTAGAGTCCAACGGGCCGTCGGTGTTCATCAAGTTCCTTGACATCCAATGGGAGGAAGCCAACCTGCATCGCACCAAGATGTCCCAAGCGGGCAAGCGGAGTGCCGAAAGGAGGTCAGCAAAGGTTGAAGAAAATTCAACCAAGGTTGAACATATGTTGAACCTACCTTCAACCAATGTTGAACCTGTGTTCAATAGAGAAGAGAAGAGGAGAGAAGAGAAGAAGAGAGGAGAAAGTACTTGTGTGCTTTTTGACCAATTTTGGGCTATCTATCCTCGCAAGACCTCCAAGCAGTCCGCATCAAAAGCCTTCGCCAAGTTGAAGGATGAAGACCAGCAGAAGGCCATTGCAAACATCGGAAGGCTCTACTCCGAAACCCCCGTCCAGTTCGTACCACACGCAGCGACATACCTAAACCAAGCACGCTGGGATGACCAAGTGATTCCCCGCAATGCTACCTTCAACCCACTAAACCAAACCGACGATGAACCACTACCATCTTACCGCTGAACGGCGGCTCCTGTCCTGCCTTATGGACAAATTTGTCAACCGAGCGGTCCTGCTTATGCAAATTCCAGAACGGTTGTTTACAGGAAACCATGTCCTTGTTTACAGAGCCATTGAAGCCCTGCACCGAGCCGAGCGACCCGTGGACTTGGTGGCCGTTCACAAATATCTTATAGACAACGGGCAGGCCCATGTGATAGCCGATTTCGTGGACATCCTTGACGGCAATACCCTGACCTCCGACTGGAAGGTCTATGCCTCGGACCTCAACGAAGCGTGGAAGCAACGAGAGGAACAACGCATCATGGATGAACTCGCCCATGATAGGGACATCCCCAAAGCCTTCGCCAGGTACCAGTCCATGCAGGCGATAGAAACCAACGCCTCCGAAACCACCGCTCACGAACTCGCCAAGGCGTTTCTGCTAAACATGAACGAGGTCCGAGAAGGCAGACGCAAAGATTCTATCTTCCCGACTTACATATCCCCAATGGACCGAATGCTGACTGGGTTCAAGCCCACCGAGTTTATCCTCTTGGGTGGACGGCCTGCAATGGGCAAGACCCTCTTGGCCTTGCAAATAGCGATGAACCAAGCCATGGCCGATATTCCCGTCGTGTTCTTCACCCTTGAAATGTCAGCTGAGCAACTGACCCAGCGGATGCTTTCCAACCTCGCAACGATGGACGGGGCGGCGTTCCTCAACCCGACCGAGCGAATCAGCACAAAGGACTTCATGGACCTTGGCCAAAAAGCGGACCTCCTAAAGTCCAAGCCGCTCTACATCGTGGACCTGCACCAAGCGAACTTGGACCGAATAGAAGGCGAAATCGCTAAACTGAAAACCAAGTACGGGATTTGTGGATTTTACCTTGACTACCTTCAACTTGTGGAACCGACCAAAATAGATAAGGCCAAGCCAAAAATTGAGCAAATGACCAACATCAGCAAGACCCTCAAAGCCATTTGCAAACGGCAGAAGGTGTTCGGGGTCGTGGTGTCATCCCTATCCCGTGCAACCGAGGGACGCAGCGACCATCGCCCGATAATGTCGGACCTCCGAGAAACGGGGCAGTTGGAGTTTGATGCTGACAAGATTGGCTTTGTTTACCGCCCCTACGAACACGACAAAAGCCAGCCATCGGACTTGATGGAGGTCATCGTCCGCAAGAACCGCAATGGCTCGCTTGGAATCGCAGAGGTCCAATGCCACCTTCCCTACACCAAAGCCAACGAGTACCCACCCAATTCCCTATGAACATTCTTGCCGCAGTATCAGGGGGCCGCAGTTCCGCAATGATGGCCCACCACCTTATAACCAACCCAAAATACAAGGACGAGAATATCGCGTTCGTTTTTGCGAATACTGGAATGGAACGACCCGAAACCATTGACTTTTTGAAAGCAATGGAAAAACACTGGAACCTGCCGTTAATTAAACTGGAAGGCGTTTACTCAACAGAAAAAGGGGTTGGAGTTCGTTATGCAATTAAGGAATGGGATGAATTAGACATGACTGCAAGGGTATTTGCTGAAAGCATTAAACACTACAACAAGGGCAATTTTGATGGGCCTCCAAGTTCCATTGCTCCATATTGCTCTGGTTACATGAAAGTAAGGCCAATGGACAGATTTGCCAAAGATTATTTCAAGGGGCAAAAATCCGTCCGTGCTATTGGTTTTCGTGCCGAGGATATGCCAAAAAGAATCTCTTGGGCGGAGATTAAAGAAGACAAGGACCGAATCTTCCCACTACTTACTGACTTTTCAGCACCAATAACCCAAAGGGACTTGACCGACTTTTTTGCTGGTCAGCCGTTCCAATTAGGCATTCACGGGAAACTAGGTAACTGCGAACTTTGCTGGAAAAAATCGGACCGCAATCTTGTTGAGGTGATTCGTTATGGAACCCGATTTGTCGGCTGGTGGGAAGATATTGAGAAACAATATGGACACACCTCATTCCGCGGGAATCGTTCAATTAAGGATTTTGTCAAAATGGCTCAAGAAGGGTACACGCCCGAACTTGACTTTGGCCAAGAAGATTTTAACTGCGTCTGCTCATGATGGAAGAATATAATTTGCAGGCCTCCTGCGTCAAGTTGTTCGCCCTTATGCGACCCAACGAGCAGGGTCTGCTATTTCTCAACCTCAACAACCCCCGCTCCCGTTCCAACGGGTTCTTCCTCAAAGGCATCGGGCTGACCGCTGGAGTTGCCGACATGACCTACTTATCCCCGAAGGGAGCGGTGTTCTTGGAATTTAAAACACCCAAGGGCAAGCAGTCCCTCTCGCAGAAATGGTGGCAAGGGGGTGGTTCAGGAGGCGGGGTACAGGTACGAGATAATCCGAAGCGTGGAAGAATTTCAGCAAGTGTTGTTTGAATGTGGCTAAATTGTGCGTATCTTTGACCCATGCGCCGCATACTGCTCCTATTCCTGCTGACCGCCTGCACCAACAACCGCCCTTGGAAGGTGATTGAGGTCCGGGCCAAGGGTAACGCCTGCGAGTATGTGCTAAGTCGTAGCAACGGATTCGGGCCTCAAGTCAAGACCCTGACCGATTCGTGTGGTGCGTACAAACTATTTCAAACTATACGCAATCGATAATCGTCAGCCTACACGCTGACCAAACTCCCCCAGCGTCAGCCTATAAACTTACCAACCAAACCCCAACCCCATGAAAACCACACCAAGACCTGAGTTTAAG